CTCCTGCTTCTCTTATCTTTTTTCCTTCTCCAGCATAGCAGATTTTGCCTTCTAAGGTTTCTCTGTATCGAGATTTTCTCCAATCAAATTCTAAAAAGCCAATCAAAGGTTTAGCCTTTCCAATTGTATCGGGTTTGATTTTAGAAAAGTAAACATCTGTATCGTTTTTCTCTTTATCTGGCCAATCTACCGAGCAAATAACTTTTCCATTTCTGTACCAACTTGCCCCGCCGCTTATATCATTTGCATCTGGGATTCGCCTTTTCTTTGTGTCCTTGTCAAATTCTACGTTCTTAGGGTGTGCTATTGTCATAAAGTGTCTTTGTTTTAATTCTGCTAATTCGTTTCGATAACTTAACACATAATCCAAATATTGGTCTTCTCTACCTTGTATATCGTGATAGAGATTTTTCCAACTATCAATAAAACAAGTGTTAACAATTCCGTTTTTATCTTCATACTCGCAAGTAAAATTCCAGAGGTCAATAGGAGAAAGTGGTTTTTTAGCATCTTCTTTGCCTGCAATCAAAAAGTAAGTATCAATCCAAGCGGTTGCGTTTATCAAATCTAAGTCAGTAATTGAGTTCTCGTAGCCTCTAAAACTTCTACGATAATACTTAACTAATAGCTTTCTTCTAATCTCGTTATAACTTCCGATATCAGGTGCGTAAAGTAGATGTCTTAACCCAAAAACTTCTGATTGATAGAATAGTAATTCAAGCCCAAACTCTGTTTTTCCACTTGCGGGAGTTCCTGTGATATCGGTTACGCCGTCTAAAGCAAACTGAAATACCCCATTTAAGCACTCAAAGCCTGCGTAATTCATTCCCGCACCGCCCGTCTTATGGAATACTTCAAACTCTTTTCGTTTAGCGTTGTAATCAATTATTTTTACATTCATTAAAAACCCCTTTCTTTAAATTCACGAATCTTACGCTCGGTTTCCGTTTCTTGTTTTTTTGCCTTGTTTTCTTCTTTAAACCAAACCGATTGCATTTTCTGTTTCCAATTCAAAACTTTCTTTCCAGATGCATCGTGCCAATTTGCTTCGTTGTAATAATTAAATGCTCTTATAGCTATTTCTTTTTTATAGCCGTTTAATATAAAATAATCTATAACTTCATTTTCATTTACAAGTTCCATAGGAATTGCATTCATTTTCTTTGCTTTTCCTTTAGAATTCTTATGCAATTGCATTGGAATTGCATCACTTTTTAATGGAATTGCATTTTTTCGCTCTTCCCATACTTTTTTAACTGCTAAGGATAAATTGTTACTTTTTGCGTTTCTTGCACCCATAACTTCCATTAACCTTATGTTGTAAAAACCTGATTCGGTTTCTTCAAATTTAACCCTCACTACCTCGTGAGTGCCTACTAAAGAATTGAAGGAAACCTTATCTATTATTCCTCCGTGTTGATGTTGTGAACAAAGTAATCGTATGTAAATTCCTACTTGCTCGTTAGTCATAAACATCGTACCTGTTAGGAAGTCTGATGTATAAAATAAAAATGCTGGGTCTTTTGCCATAATTACACGTTTTTAAATTTGCACGTTAAAAAAAATTGGGAAAGGAAACGTGCGACCCTTTTACGCTTATGCCTAAGCAACCCGATTACAAAAATAACTAATTTAATTTATAAAACTCTAATGCTTTTTTCACATTTTTATCTTTTACAATCTTGTACTCAAAGTACCTTACTCGCTTGCCAAATTTAGATTCAGTTATCTTCTCTCTGTGTAGAATGTTGAAGTGTTCTCTTAACTCTCCTACTCTCGTTGAAAGTTTGATTGTACCTGCGTGCTTAAATGCCGTAATAGGGTCTGTCCATCCCTCTAATAATAAGAGGATAATTTGTTGCTTTTGTGATGTTGCTTTCATATTGTATAAATTTTTAATTGGTTGTTGAATTTTGCTCTTAGTTCGATTCTTTTTTCTGTGCTATAAATTTCTTGCTTTGGCATTGATTTGTTTATGAGTTTGGCTACTCGGATAAATTCTTTTAACTCATCTTTACTCCAATTTAACCCACGATACATAGTCGGGAGGTCGTGAAGTAAGTTGTAAATCTCTTCGCCATAAATCTTCTCAATGCCTTGTCCGTACTTGCTTAAGTTGCCGTTTTGAAACCGATTGCAGTACTTACATTGACTTGATAGATTCCAAAGATGAAAAGTGCATTCGCTTGCGCTATTCTTGCTCTTATGCCAGAAGTGACCTGCCTCCATATGCTGCTTTAAAACTCCGCAACTTATACAAGGCTGCCCATAATCAATTGCTCGGATTAGCTTGTTTATCTCGGTTTGGAGTTTGTGTCTAAGGTCGGATGTAGTTTCTCTCGCTTCCTCAAGTATTGCGTTGTTTTTAGCTTGCTGCTTGGCTTTTAGTTGCATAGTTAACTCATAAGCACAGGCTACTCCGCAAACTTGCTGAAGCGGTCTTTTAGGCTCAAACGGCTTAGCGCATACTTTGCACTTCTTTTTCTTGCGTGGCATATTAAAATAGAGTTACTTGTTTTTTAAGACTTTCTGCCGCTTTTACGTTTTTCTCTGCCACATCATAATAGCTAGTTTTTAACTCAAATCCAATCCCTTTTCTATCTAATTCAATAGCTTTATAAACCTCGCTACCTACTCCCAAGAATGGAGTTAAAACCGTATCGCCTTTATTGCTCCATAAAGTAATGGCACGTTCAATAGTAGGTAATTGTAAAGGACAAATATGCTTTTCATCTCTTTCATCCCTTGCGCTTGTGAAGTTTAAAGTATCTCCATAGTCAATATCCATCCAAACAGGGGATGCGTACTTTTGCCAAGTATCTACATTTATTTCACATTTAACAGGATGATTATGTTCTCCCCCTTTTCTAAAAACAAGTAAATAGTCTGGGATTCCAACTCTTGACATTGCAGCATCTTTTTTTACCTGCTTATGAAGTAATCCAAGCGCTTTGGTTCTTTGCATTTCAACAACAGGGTCTTTCCAAATAGTTACTCGAGAATGATAAATAAAACCTTCGGATTCAAAAACCTGCCTTATTAAACCGCTAAAATCTCTCAAGCCGATATAACCTTCTTTACCTTTTTGAATAGGTAAATCCATGCAATGGACCGCAACATTGCGACCACTCCAAAGCACTCTAAACAATTCCTTTACCAAAAATCTAAAAGCTATCTCAAACTCTTTTTGGTCTTTAGAATTGCCCATATCTTCCAACTCATCTGAATAAGTGTAAAGGCTTGCAAAAGGTGGGCTAAATACTGACATTCCTATTGAATTGTCTGGAACTTTCTTTATCATTTCAACGCAATCGCCAAGCATTATATGGCAATTTTCTGATTTGTACTCTTTAAATTCTCTCATAGATTTTGATTTTATTGTGTTGTTTAAATTCTTATTTACCGCTATGCCCATTTGTTTTTGCATTTCTTCAAATTGGGCTTGTTTTGTTTTAATTGAGTTTACTACATTCTGCATAGTATCAGTAGTAATTAAATAAATGTTTACATGGTTATTCTGCCCGAATCTGTATGAGCGTCTAATAGCTTGGTATAAGCCCTCAAAGCTAAAATCTAAAGATGCAAATATCTGGTTATGGCAGTTTTGATAGTTGAGTCCAAATTGAGCTATCTTAGCTTTGGTTATTAAAACCCTAAATTCATTATTACCAAAACCGAGTAGCATCTTTTCTTTATATTCTGGAGAATCGCTACCTTTTACTTCAACTGCATCGGGTATCATTTTACGCAAATACTCGCCCTCTTCATTTTGTTTAACCCAGATTATAAAGTTTTCTTTTGAGTTGTTAACGATTTCTAAAACATTCTCTAATCTTTCAATTTTAGTTAATCTTAACTCCTGATTAAACTCGGTAGCAGAAATAGCCACATCATTAAACAAACTTCCGTTATTTCTTTGATTAGTTATTACTTGCTTTTCGATTAAGTTCAAATCTGGCAAATCATAGCCTTTTGCATTAAACCCAATATCTGAAGGTTTTGAAAGCATAACTGCCCATTGACTAACCCACTCCCAGAAGATAGATTCACAATGCCCTTTTATTCTCCATTTGCTTGTTTCGCCTCCATCATGTACAAAGTACATAGCCAACATTTCAGACCGTGTCATAGTGTTTAAAAACTCGCTATGATTACCTAATTCCATAGGGTCGTTTGGAGATGGAGTGGCGGTACATGCTAATTTATAGCTAGTTTCTAAAAATCTATTAATAACTAATGATTTGGTAGCGCCTTCATAATTCTTTAAAATACTACTTTCATCTAAAACCACGCCACTAAAAACGCTGCAATCAATATTATCTAATTGCTCATAGTTTGAAATATAAACACCGTGCTCTAAAACATCGGATTTAAGGCGCTCAATATTAATTCCAAACCTTTGACCTTCTTTTATTGTTTGGCCTGCAACAGCAAGCGGGCAAAGTATTAAAACAGGTTGCTTAGTTCGCTCACTTACTAATCTTGCCCATTCAATTTGCATAAAAGTCTTACCTAGTCCGCAATCGGCAAATATCGCAAATCTGCCAGCCTTTAACGCTCGCTTAACTATGTACTTTTGAAAGTCAAATAAGTTAGGGTTTAGCTCTGATTCTTGAACTTCAAATCCAGATTCCTGAACGGTTTTAATTTTGCCTTGTAAAAATTCTTGGTATGTCATTGTTGTTGTATTGTGTTAAGGTATTTATCAAATCTTTGTTTAGTGCTAATTGTCCTCGCATCGTTAACTTGAAGTAAATCGGCTATTTTATTCTTAGCGTGAATTACGGTTGAATGGTCGCGGCTT